CTCAAACAAAACCGTCTCCAGAATTGGCATTTTAGGTAAATGAGGCTTGTTTTTCATGGCCAAAGGACGAAAAAACCAGGCTACATCGATCAAGCTCGCCAAGGGTGCCTTCGACAAGCATCCAGAGCGACGCAACCACAACGAGCCTACACCGCAACTAGGTGAGCCAACCATTCCCGAGATCGTCGAACAGGATCCAGCGGCGAAGGCTAGATGGCTTTGGGTTTGTGAGCAACTGCGATCGATGAATCTTCTCCACGTTACAGATCAAGGCCTCATTGCTGGTTATTGTCTCGATTACTCGATGATGCTTTCGCTTTGGGAATCCATCAAGGGCGGTCGCGTTTCCGATATGACCGAGCGTGGCGGTATCACAACCAAACCAGAGGCCAACCAGTTCCATAAATTCGCCGATAGGATCCTTAAGCGCGAGGCTGAATTAGGCTTAACTCCATCGGCCAGGACACGATTGCGAGCTCCACAAAAAGACGAGGAGGATCCGTTCCAAGAGTGGCTAGCGAGGGCGAGCGGTTGATAGCATCAGGCACAAGCCAACGAGTCGAAGAGTACTGCAATGCGATTGAAAGCGGCGAGATTGTTGCTTGCGATCGCGTTAAGGATGCGGTACGCAGATACCGAATAGACTTGGAGCATCAACGCACCGACGACTTCCCTTATTACTTCGATGCAAAGCAGGCTGAGCTAGTTTGCGATTTCTTCCCGTTGGTCTTGCGTCACTCGGTCGGAGAGTTCGCTGGTAAACCTTTGATCCTTGAAGATTGGCAGTTGTTCGGGCTCTGGAATATCTTCGGGTGGAAGAGGATCGAGGACGGATCAAGGCGATTTCGAAAAGTGTATTGGTCGATGGCTCGCAAGAATGGCAAGTCAACGCTCGTTGCCGGTTTGTGTCATTTTCTTGCGATGGCTGATATCGATCCAAAGACCCGCAAGCCGGAAGCTGTCGGTCAGATCCTTTTGACTGCAACAAAAAAAGAACAGGCAAACGTAGTCTACAGCGAATGTCAGCGGATGGTCGATCAGTCGCAACCGCTCCAAAAGTATACCGACATCAAGAATGAGACCATCACGTTCAAGCACAACCTCAGCTACATTCGCAAGGTATCGAGCGAAAAGCCTTTCGACGGACTCAACCCTCATTGCGTCGTCATGGATGAACTCCACGCATGGGGCGAGTATCATCGAAAATTTTACGATACGATGGTTACAGGGTCGGCGGCACGTTCGCAACCGCTCCACTTGATTATCACAACAGCCGGTGCTGACGATTCGCACTTGTGGCTTGAGGAATACAACTACGCGGTCAATGTCGTTAGCGGGATTCACTCGGACAATACTCTATTTGCGTTGATTTATGAGATCGATTCACAGGACGATCCAGGCGAAGAATCGAATTGGATTAAGAGCAATCCAAACTTAGGAGTGTCGGTCAAGCTTGACTATTTGCGAGAGCGATGGAACGAGAGCAAAGCAACTGCATTAGGTCGAAATCGATTCAAGCGATACCACGGAAATTCGGTCGTTTCCTCAACCGAAAAAGCATTTGACCTTGCGGCGTTTGATCGGTGCGTTGGCATTCATTCGGATTGGAAAGATGGCGATGGGCTCGGGGCAGGCGTTGACTTGGGATCTCGCGACGACTTAGCTGCGTACGCTCTTTGTGCCAGATTTCCGGTCAGCATTGACGATAAAGGCAAGGTTATTTATCGGTACGAGGTCAAGACTCGGGCGTTTATCGCAGCGGATTCAAAGCGTGATTTATCGGCGATGCCTTTTGCAGAGTTCGTTCACTCGGAAGAATTGTTCAAGTGTGCCTACCCGATCGAGGATCTTACCGAGTCGCTCATTGAGGAAATTGAAGCTTTTGAGATCGATACGGTTGCATACGATCCCTACAACGGCCAGCAATTAGGTGAAAAACTTAGCAAGGTCGGAGCGACAGCGGCAAGGATGGCTCAAAACCAAGCCAATTTCAATGAAGCCATAAGAGACTTTATTCAATTGATGCAAGACGGTCGGCTAGTTTTTCAAGAGTCTCGATTGCTGCGATGGTGCGCGAACAATGCGATGATTTGCAAAGACCGGCAAGATCGATGGATGTTTGACAAAGCAAAGAGCAAAGACAAGATTGATCCGATCGTAGCGGCTGTAATGGCCTACAGGATTGCAAGTTTGCAGCCTGAAAGATCATCTGGTAAACTTTACATCACTTAGGAGCAACAGGGATGAGCTTAATTGGCGTGTTTGCTAGATGGATGGGCATTGACGACGACTCTTTTTCGAGTGGTCGCAAGGTCGGTTTGCGCGATGCTCTGGGAGTCCCTCCTGCTTGGTATGCCCACAACAAGCTTACAGGTGACTTCGGGCGGTTGCCTATCGACGTTAAGCGAAAGGTCGGTGAAGGATCGATCAACGATACCGAGCATGATGGCTATTACCTTTTGCGAGAGCAGCCGAACAAGATCCAAGCCCCAACGACGTTCAAAGAACAGATCCTTAGCCATGCTTTAATGAAGGGTAACGGTCGAGCAGCTATCATCCGAACGAGTCGAGGTATTTCCGAGCTCATTCCGATGATGCCGGATGCGACTTGGACGATAATCTACGAGGGCGAAAAGTATCATATCACCAAGCCCGAAAATCAGAGCAAAAGGGATCTTTTCGACACGTTTGACACTGACAAGAATGGCTACTTAATCTTCCACGATAGCGAGGTTTTGCATTTGACCGGGTTTAGTTGGGACGGCGTTGAAGGTCTCGGACTGCTTGACATTGCAAACGCAACATTTGCGACAGGTTATGAGGAAACGAGATTCAAACTCAACCAACTGCGTCGAGGATTTCGCGGCAAATTGTTTCTTGAGGCACCTCCGGCAGCATTCCGCAAAGCAGAGGACGCGAAAGAGTTTATTGACGACTTCAATAAGATCGAAGCAGGCTCGGAGAATTCCGCCAAAGCTGGCTTATTGCGTGAGGGCATCAAGGCTAACGCTGTCAGCATGAATAACAACGATGCGCAGTTTGCAGCATTGCAAAAGCTTACGCGGCAAGAGGTGGGGATGCTCTTTGGGCTTGAAGGGATGCCGGGTGATGGAGATTCGGTCAGCTACAACAGCCTGGAGCAAAAGCAGCTTGCGTATCTTCAGTGTCTCGATCATTGGTTGGTCAAGTTTGAGGAGCAATGCGACATCAAGCTACGCACTTCAAGAGAGCGACGATCGGGCGAAGTGTATTTCAAGTTCAACGCGGCGGCTCTTTACCGTACCGACTTGCGAACCACGATGGAAAGCTTCAGCAAGGCCATTGCATCGCGGATTATGAATCCGAATGAATGCCGGGCTAAGCTCGATCTTAATCCGTACGATGGCGGCGATGAGTTTATCAACCCGGCTATCAGTACGCCAACGGGCGAACAGTCAGTCGATGAGGTTGAGGACAGCCCAGAGGATGAACAGGAGGACGATCAAGAGGATTCACAAGATTCTCGAAATGATCGAGCCGTTGAGCAAATGTTGCGTGACTTGATTAAGACCGAAGGCAATAACGCCATCAACGCATCGAAAAAGGCTCAATTCGTCGCTTGGATCGGAAAGAACTATCCAAGGTGGCAAAACAAGCTTGCAGATAAGATCGAAGCGATCGGACTTGATCGAGATTTGGCTAGGATCCATTGCGAGAAATCGACCGAAATACTTGCGGGATTGGCTGCAAAACATGGTGGAAATAGCCTACAAAAGGCTGTCGAAACTGAGGTAAAGACGTGGGAAAACAGGGTTTTTGACCTGAAAGGGGCTCAAAAATGATTGAAGTACGCGCGGAAACCAACGAAATCCTTTTAAGTGGCATCGTCGGCGATGGTTGGGATGAAAACCCGATCACCCAAAAGGGCGTTGCTGAGGCTCTTAAATCGTTCGGGTCAAGCCCGGTAACGGTTCATATCAACAGCCCAGGAGGGTTCGCCGATGAGGGCATTGCGATCTACAACACGCTCAAAAAGCATTCTGGCGAGGTAACAACCGTCAACGACAGCCTTGCAGCGTCAGCGGCTAGCGTGATTTTCCTTGCCGGTCAGAATCGATTGATGGCTGACGGGTCGCGGGTCATGATCCACAGGGCGATGTCATTTGCGATGGGCAATCAAGACGACTTCGCCAAAGCGATCGCTGCGTTGAAAGCTTACGATGCTTCGCTCGTTGACATTTACAACAGGCACATGGTTGAGGAGCCGGCAGAGATAGAGCGATTGATGGCGGCCGAGACGTGGTACAACGTCGATGAGGCTATAGCGTCAGGATTGGCCACTGGACGCGTTGAAAGCGGCAAGAAGTACAAGAAGCCAAAGAACGCTTTCGACTCGGCGGCGGCGTTGCTAGCTCGTCAAAAGATGGCTCAGTACGCTCAACACTTGACAACCGTTAAGCGATAGCGTAAAGTGATTTCCGGCTGGCCAGAAGTGCCAACCACTCTGCAACTAATTAGCGGCAGTGACACACGGTTTAAACGATTTAGTTTCCCGTGGCAGTCATGCCGCTATCTTGGTTTAACGACTGCCACACAACCCACAAAGGGCAGTCAGAATGAAGAGCGCAAAAGCGTTAGGCGAAGAAATCCAAGCTTTGCAAGCCAAGGTTCAAGCGATCCAAGCGGTCGCAACTCAAGAAAGTCGCGAATTGCTGGAAGATGAGCAAACCGAGATCGATTCGATCCTCGGAACCGAAGGCAAGCCGGGCCAGATTGAGAATCTCTCGAAGCAGCGAGAGCGAGCGATGAAGATCGAGCAAGCGGTCAGCAACACGGTTCGCCAAGTGGTTGACACTCAACCTTCTGCGGGTGCGTCTTTTAAGATTCCAGCAACCGCAAGGGCCACGAAAAAGCTTGTTGCGTTTACCGGAGAGACAGCCGAGCAAGATGCGTTCAAAGTCGGCAAGTTTTTTCAGGCTCGTTTTGGAAGCGACTCTGCTAAACAGTGGTGCGCGGATCATGGAGTAACCAACGCGCTCCAAACGAACGATCCAACCGGAGCCGGTGTTTTGGTTCCGACTGAGTTCGTTAACAGCGTGATTCGCTTGGTGCTGTCCTACGGTGTCATTCCTCAATACGCTTTTGTGCGATTGATGGCCAGCGATACCCTGACGCAATCTCGACGATTGACCGGCATGAAGGCTTACCCGGTTGGCGAATCGAAAGAGATCACTCAGTCTCAGGCTACCTACGGGCCGATTAACCTCGTTGCTCGCAAGTGGGGCACGTTGACCAAAGTATCGAGCGAACTTTCGGAAGATGCAACGATCAGCATGGCCGAAGAGATTGCGACCGAAGCAGCTTTGGCTCACGCTCTCGCGGCTGATGAGGCTGGATTCCTTGGCGATGGCACTGCAGCCTATCACGGCGTTTTAGGTCTTGCCAACGTGCTCAAGGCTGGCTCTGTTGTGACTGCAGCAGCAGGCCAAAACACGGCAGCGGCCATCACCATCGCGATGTTCCAAGAGGCTCTTGGCAAGTTGCCTGAGTTTCCCGGCATCAATCCGGTTTGGTTCGTCTCCAAGTCGGTTTGGGCTAACGTCATGGGACGTTTGCAACTTGCAGCCGGTGGCAACAACAAGGAAGACCTCGGACAAGGGCCGGTGACTCAGTTCCTCGGCTATCCCGTGGTGTTTTCCGAGGTGCTTCCAAAGACCATCGGAGCATCTACCAAGTTTGGATACTTCGGTGACCTTCGAATGGCCTCAACCCTTGGGATGCGTCGAGACTTCCGGCTTGTTGGCGATGTGTCTCGATACTTTGAGACCGACGAAATCGGGTTCCGATCGACGATGCGTTGGGACTACAACATTCACGAACAAGGCGACGCAAGCAACGCTGGGCCAATTCTTCAATTGGTCTCGGCATCCTAATCCACAATCAACAACAGAAAGAAGGTGAACTATGAACCCTTTACACTACGTCAAATGTGTGCCAGCGATCAAGCCAGCGGCGATCCTCGATAACGCATCGGCTACGGCTGATGTAATCGATTGCCGAGGCTATGACTTCGCTCTGATCGTGCTCCAACTCGGAGCAACTGATATTGCGATGACAGCCTTGAAGCTTCAGCAATGCTCGACCAGTGGCGGCGTTTATGCCGACATCACTGGAGCGACGTTTGCTGGTGGAACTGGTTACAACGGTGCTACGCTTGCATTGCCAAGTGCGACCGACGACGGCCAGACTTGTGCTTTCATGGTTGACATGCGAGGCAAGGAGCCGTTCTTGAAGCTTGTTGCGACCTTTGGCGATGGCTCTAGCGGTGGTTTCATCGCTGGCGTTGCGATCTTGGGTCAGGGCAAGGTTCCGCCGACTAGCTCAACTGGTGTCGCTGATGGCGATGTCTGTTTGGTGATCTAGTGGCCGTCGAACTTTTGACGATGTGGAGAGGCTTTCCGGCTGGTACACGGCTGGAGAGCCTCGGCGGTGGAGTCGAATCGATTCTGATTCAGCGGGGCATTGCAAGTGCGATTGTTAGCGGAAGTAGTGACAAAGCCGACAGCCGAGCCGGTGACGCTCAGCGAGGCGAAAAAACAACTCGAAATCGCAAGCAGCGACACTAGCCACGATACGCACCTATCAGCATTGATTGGAGCGGCTAGGGAGCAATGGGAGCACGATACCGATAGCGTTACTTGTTTCCAAACGCTTCGCCTTCGGGTCGCTTCAATCTTCGACGGGTTTAAGTTGCTCAAAAGCCCGATTCACTCGATCACCTCGATTCAATACTTCGACGGATCCAACACACTGCAGACTTTGGCATCGAGCCAATATCAACTGCATGGCGATCAAATCAGGCTAGCCTATTTGGTCACATTACCGGCCACGGTATCGCGTTGGGACGCTTGGCAAGTAACCTACAAGGCAGGACACTCGCAAGACGGCCAGAGCGTGCCTGAGGCAGCTAGGGCGGCGATCCTAATGCTAGTTGCTCATTACTTTGAGAATCGCGACATGGTTATGTCCGATGCTCTGCAAACGATGCGACCTTATGAGATGCTTGTACGCCGATTCATGAGG